CGCTGACATGGAGCTGCTGTGCAACAACATGGTGGATGCCTTCAAGACCGTGGTGGCGAACATCACCCCGGTTATTGAGAACATCGTGGCGGCTCTGCCCACGGCGCTGGACGCTCTGCTGACGGCTGTGGGTGAACTGCTGCCCACACTGCTGGAAGCAGTCACAGAACTGTTCTCGCAGGTGCTGGAAACGCTTCTGTCCCTGCTTCCGCAGCTTATCCCGGCGGCGGTGTCCGCGCTTATGACCATCGTGAACACGCTGATTGAGAATCTGCCCCTGCTCATTGAGGCAGCGGTTCAGCTGGTGTCTACACTTGTGACCGGCATTGCGGATGCACTGCCCACGCTCATCCCGGCAGCGGTGCAGGCAATCGTCACCATCGTGCAAGGGCTGGTGGACAGCCTGCCTATGCTTTTGGATGCGGCGTTGCAGCTCATTACCGGACTGGCACAGGGACTTCTGGACGCTCTGCCTGTGCTGATTGCAGCTCTGCCGGAGATCATCAGCGGTATCATTACCTTTCTGCTGGACTCCATCCCTCAGATCATCGAAACCGGCATTCAGCTTCTGACTTCGCTGGTGACTGCCTTGCCGGAAATTATTACGGCAATCGTGGAAGCCATTCCGAAAATCATTGACGGTATTATCAACGCGGTGCTGAATGCGATACCGCTCATTATTCAAGCGGGCATCGACCTGCTGATTTCTCTCATTCAAGCCCTGCCGCAGATCATCACCACCATCGTGCAGGCGATTCCGCAAATCATCTCCGGCATTGTCAATGCTCTGGTCGGAAACATCGATAAAATCATCATGGCAGGCGTTCAGTTGTTCGTTGCCCTGATTGAAAATCTTCCCACCATTATCGTGGAGATCGTCAAGGCCGTGCCGCAGATCATTGCGGGCATCGTGAAAGCCTTCGGCTCTCTGATGTATAAGATCGTGGAGATCGGCGGCAACATCGTCAAGGGACTGTGGAGCGGTATTACCCAGCTTGCCTCGTGGCTGTGGGATAAGGTGTCCGGGTGGATCTCCTCCATCTGGGACGGCATCTGCGATTTCTTTGGTATCCATTCGCCCTCAAAGGAGATGGCATGGGTCGGCGAAATGCTGGTCAAGGGTCTTGCAGGCTCCATTGACGACAACGGCGATGAAGCGGTCAAAGCCGCAGAAGGCATGGCAGAGGACATCAACGGTGTCATGGGCGACCTCGCTCACGATATGCAGACGGCTCTGCCCACCGACTTTGACGTGAACGGCTCGATCCGCTCTGCCGTGGACGGTGTGGTCGGAAAGGCGGCATCCGCTTTCACCATTGCCCTGAACATTACGAACTTCAACAATTACAGCAGTGAGGATATCCGTCAGCTCACCTCCGAAGTCATGGAAACGGCGAACCAGTTCGCCCAGCGGAAAGGAGTGGTATTCGCATGACCTATTTTACCTACAACGGCCGCAGTTCCGCTGATTTCGGCCTGCACATCGAGAAAAAGGATGTGTTCTCCGCACCGGAATACGATGCGGAGTTCATTTCCATTCCCGGCAGGAGCGGTGACATCATCAATCCGAACCGCCGCTTTTCCAACATCAAGGTTACTTACACAGTGTTCCTCGCTCGGAAGAATATAGCCGCACTTGCTGCTGTCCTGCGGGACATTAAGGGCTGGCTTTATTCCGAGCCGGACAGATACCATGAGCTTACTGACTCCTACGATGCGGAGTATTTCCGCTACGGCGTCATCTCCGGCAATCTGGACATTGAGGAGCAGCTGAACAAGGTCGGCAGCTTTACCGTGACCTTCAACTGCAAGCCCTTCAAATACAGCTTTGCGGGGCAGGAGGTTTTAGCAACCGGCACCAAAAGACTGTCTGTGACCAATCCAACTGCATTTGAAAGCCGACCGTACATCAAGCTATATGGCAGCGGTGCGGTTACACTCACCATCTCCTCGCCCGATAGTACGAGTTTGTGGACGATTTCAGCCATTGACGAATACATCGAAATCGACAGTGAACTCATGAATTGTTTTAAGGATACTGTTCTCAAAAACGACACGGTCACCGGCGAGGGCTTCCCGGCGCTGAAACCGGGAGAAAACTCCATCGCCTGTGCCGGAAATGTACGGAGGGTTGAGGTTGTTCCAAGATGGCGGTGCTTGTAAATCCAGCAAAACGAAGCAACGCACAGCTCTCAGGTGATTGAGAACTGTGCGTTAGCACAAATATGGCTCAAATTAGCCCATGACGGCATCCGTTGCGGTGAAATGCTCCAGAGAATTTTCTTTGACCTGAATGCAGAGATAGGTGATACCGGAGTCCTCAGCCGCAAAGAACTGACGCTTTGCTGCGGGAGCGATTCGCAGCCAGTCTCCGGCAGTGAGTTCAACTGTTTCACCGTCAATGACGGCCTTGCCCTTTCCGGCGAGGATGCCGTAAATCTCTTCATTCTCCTTATGGGAGTGGACGAATGGGACGCCTGCGCCTGCAGGTAGCTCGTTGACACTGATCTCTGCACCGGTCAGACCCAGCTTTTCGTGCAGTTCGACACGGCCTTCCTTACCGACTGCTGTTTTTGCATAGTTTGCCATGATTCATTACCTCCGATGGTGATTTGCAATTTTCATTGCTTGATTATAGTATAGCGAGAGACACATTCAAAAACAAGTACGCACCTTTTTATAACTGTACATTTGAATTTGAATGTGCTATAATATTTGCAAATGATTACGGAGGAGATTTTATGCGAACGAAAGAAGAGCTGCCCGTCTGCCCGGTTGCAACGGCAGTATCTCTTATCGGCGGGAAGTGGAAACTGCTGATCTTGAGAAACTTGAAGGTACGCCCATGGCGATTCAACGAATTACAACGGAGTATTGACGGTATTTCTCAGAAGGTTCTGACAGACAGCCTACGGCAGATGATGGCCGATGGGTTGGCCTACCGCCGTGACTATCAGCAACAGCCGCCGAGAGTTGAATACGGACTGACGGAATTGGGAAAAGAGATGTTGCCTATTGTGGACGCTCTGGCGGACTTCGGGAACTATTATAAATCTGTCGTTGGGCAGAACGAAAATGAGTGAGGTTTGCCTTCCTAAAAAGAATCATCTAATCCAACCACCGTGGAGAAATCCCCGGTGGTATTTTTATGCCCGGAAGGAGGTGGCGTTCGTGATTCCTGTTCTTTATCCACCTAACACAACAGACTTTTCCTCATTCGGCCTTGGTGTGCTGACGGACACCATTTCCTGCGAAGTGACCGAAGAGAGAAACGGTGTGTTCGAGTGCTTACTCAAATACCCTGTCAGCGGTCAGCACTATGGGCTTATCACCAAGGAGTGCATTATCAAGGCAAAGCCCAACGATACCGCCGCCGACCAGGCATTCCGTATTTACCGCATCACGAAGCCGCTGAACGGCATCGTCACCATCTACGGGCAGCACATCTCGTATGACCTTGCCAATGTGCCGGTGCTTCCTTTTTCGACCGAGAGCCGCTCTCCGCAGCTCATTCTCTCGCAGCTTCTTGCCGGGGATACACGCTTTACCGGCTGGACGGACTACTCGGATGCAAAGGCATTTTCCGTCACCCAACCGAAAAGTGTCCGAGCCTGCCTTGGCGGCACGGAAGGCTCCATGATCTCCAAATGGTACGGCGAGTTTGAGTGGGACAACTTCATGGTAAAGTTCCATTCGCACCGTGGGCAGAAAACCGGCGTGGTCATTGAATACGGAAAGAACCTCACAGCCCTGGAGCAGGACGAGGACAACAGCGGCGTGTATACCGCACTGCTCCCGTATGCCGTGTACACGCCAGAGGGTGCGGATACTGAAACCGTGGTCACGCTGTCGGAGGTAACGCTCCCCATTGTGACCTCGGAGATCGTCCGGGCGAAAACGCTCATCATGGATTTCTCCGACCAATTTGACGGAGTTGTAACCGAGGATGCCCTCCGAGCGAAAGCCAACAGCTACATCAAAGCCAATCCGCTGGGAGCGACCATCCCCACGGTAAAGGTGTCCTTTGAGCCGCTCTGGAAACAACCGGAGTATTCGGCACTCTTGGAGCGGGTCAACCTCTGCGATACCGTCACCATCCGGCACTCGCTTCTGGGTGTCAGCGTGTCGGCTATGGTCATTGAAACCGTGTACGACACTCTTGCCGAACGGTATGTGAGCATTTCCCTCGGTCAGAGCAAGTCCAGCATGATCACCACCATTTCCGAGGTGCAATCAACGGTGGATAAGGTGGAATCCACGGTGGGACGCTTTCCAAAGCTGCTCCAAACCGCCATCGGCAAGGCCACCGGGCTTATCACAGGTCAGAGCGGCGGCTATGTGGCCATCCACACCAGCGAGGAAAACGGACAGCCCTATGAGCTGCTCATTCTGGACGCTCCCTCCATTGATAAAGCCGTAAATGTCTGGCGTTGGAATGTGGGCGGCTTGGGCTTTTCCCATAACGGCTACAACGGTCCCTATGAAACTGCCATCACGGCAGACGGTCAGATCGTCGCGGACTTCATCACCTCCGGCTCTCTGGTAGCAAACATCATCAAGGCTGGTGTCATTCAGTCACAGGATGGCTCGTCCTGGTGGGACTTGGAGAGCGGCGAAGTTGTGCTTCGTGCCTACGCCACCAGCAAGGAGGTCACCGAGGTCAGCGACCGCATCACCACCATTGAGGAGCAGAAAATGCTCCGGCTCGTCATCATCTCGTCCAACGGGAACATCTTCAAGAACGGCAATGTAAAAACGCTGCTTTCCGCCAAGGTGTACTCCTGGGACGAGGACATCACCGACACGCTGGATGCCAACCGGTTTATCTGGACGAGGGTGTCGGAGGACACAGAAGCGGACAAGGTCTGGAATGAACAGCATTTCGGCGGTGCAAAGTCTGTGGCCATTACCGGTGCGGATGTCAAAGTCCGCGCCACTTTTTATTGTGACCTCATTGACACCACGACCAGGCAGAGCCTGTTATAACGGAGGAATTCATTATGGCAACCGCAGAACCCACAACAGGAACCGGCAGAGTGCCCGTTCCTGATACAACAACTTTAAAGGAGGCTTCTCACATGAGCAAAGCACAAGGTCAGTTTACCATCATCGACTACAATGACGCACTGACGCTGACGGGGTACATCGGCTCGAACCTCGCCAAGACTCAGATGTATAACCCCGACAACGGCAGTTACACCCCCGACTGGAAAACGAAGAACCTCGTTCTGACACCCAGTCTGTATGTCATCGGCACCACTGCCGACCAGATCACCACCGCCAATGTCACCTCGGTCAAGTGGTATGTGGGTGACAGCAACACCGCCATCACCGCAGGCACGAACTACGGACTGAGCGGTGCCAAGAGTCACATCCTCACGGTCAAGGCCAATGTCATGGCGGAACTGCCCGGCATCGACTATCGCTGTGTCATCACTTACAAGGA